GGAAACCCGCCCTTTACTTGTGCGACCCTGACCAACCCCGAGGATTCTGCAAAACCCATCGTCATTCCGCCGAAGTCTATACTGCCGCGCTGTCACATCTTCGTGACACACAGCAGCAGGGGAGCTTCGAGCGTGAACTCAAAGCTCCCCGAGCCTGTCGGGTTAGACGAGTGCGCCGTGGAGCAACCCAATACTACAACGGCGGCTAACTTTACTTCTTCCAGCCGTGGTAGCACTTACCCTTGGCTGTGCATGCGCCTGTGCGCGTGTGGCCGACTTTGCCGCGAATGCGGGACTTGTCGGTTTTGTCGAACTTGACTGCGAGGACTTTCTTGCCCATGTCGTGTATCACCTCCTTTCGGTAACACTACGTCATGGGGTCCTCTTTTCTGGTCATATGTCCTCTCTTGGTTATTTCTGCCCCGCCGGTCGCTCCGCAGCCGGCCCCTGCTCGTGGCCGCTGTTCTGATTCGAGTTCCGCATCGCGCGCCCAGCCCCCTGCTGATTGGGCGGAGGAGCACCCCCACCCTGCGCCGCCATCATTGCGGCTTGCGCTGCCGCAATCTGCTGGTCCATTTCCTGTAGATGCAGTGTCATGTAAGCCTTCACAATCGGGCCGACACCGTTCTGCTTGAGAAGGTCCCGCGTCCGGTCGCTATTCGCCCACTTCAAGAACTCCTGCTTGTGAATCGCCACGTCATACCACGGCAACCACTCGAACGGCGTGCCAATCAAGCCACTCGGCGGCGGTGCCGGCGGCTGCATCGGTTGTCCGGTCGCGTCCATCATCTTCTGACCGCTCGCGAGTTCCTGGCTGTGCTGCACGAGCGCCTGCTGATACTGTGCAAGCTTCTGCGCCGCGCCCACGGCGTTCTGCGCAATCCAGTCTTGGAACGCGCTCTGCTTCTGCAGCGCGCCCTGCACCTGGATATCGAGCCCGGGAATCATGTTGGTAAGCCCGAATGCTTTCATCGCCTGATACTGCACGTCAGGGTTCTTGAGGTCCAAGAACTGCAGCTGTGCCGCGTGGTCGATGGCTGCACGGATACCGAGGGCCGTCTTCGGACTGGCGGTCCCGTCCTCAACAACGACCGAGAAGCTTCCACCAAGCTGCGACGTCTTGAACGACTGGAAGGTCCAGCCGCGTCCCGGCTGCAGAACCTGCTTCGTCAGTTCATCGGGTCCGAACTCGCGCTCAAGCTCGATGGCAAAACTGAACCACTTGCTGTAGACGTTGCCGCGTGCCTTGAACACGGAAGCGAATCGCGCCTGCGAACGTTCAACCAACAGCTGCAGCGCACTCGCCGCTTCCACGCCCGTCGGCTTCGCACCCTTGATGACATCGTAGGTGCCGCTCAGTTCCTCGATGTCCTTCAGATACTGCTCGCGGATGGCAAACAGCGCACTATCCACCGGCACGCCGGCAATACGTTCCGGCTTCGCGTTGCCACCAACCGTCAGCGGGTTCCACTTGATAACCAGCCCCGGCATTCCTGTCAGCCGCTGAATCTCCGCACCCTTCGGCTCCAACCACACGGGGTTGCTCATCCGCTGGATGATAAGCAGAATCATCGAGTCCAGCTGGTTCAGCTGGTCCTGCTTCTGGATAATCACATCGAGCGCGCCGCTACCCAGCACCCGCCCGCCCACGTGCTCATACGCGGCATGGGCAAACGGAAACATCGGGGTCCCATCAAAATACTTATACGGCAGTGGTCCCGGCAGCTGCTCCGATTCCTCAAGGTGCAGCACCATCGGATTCGGGGAGTCACCAAGAATGCGGAATACCAGCCCATCGGGATATTTCGCCGTCGGCTTCATCCACACTTCGTATTCAACGATGCCGTCCTGCTCCGCCGATGCACCGCCTTCCGTGCTGGCCGAATACGTGGGGCTCAGCCCCATGTCGGTATACTTGCTCAGGTTGGTAAAAATCTGCAGCGACTGGTCGGTCGGAGATTTCTGCCACTTGATGGTCGTCAGGTCGAGCGTTGCGCTCAGCACCGGATGGCTCTCCACGAACCGCCGTGTCCGCCACCGCATGCGCACCACGTAAGGCAATTCCTCGAAGCGAGGATACGTGTTGGGGAACGCAAGCTCAAGCGGGCTCAACACCATCGTGGTGGGTTTCCCCTTCATCTTGGTGACGGGCGGAACGGGGTTACCAGTCTCGTCCATCGCTGGCGCAAACTGCGTCCCCTGGCACTTCGGGCACGTCGGCTGCGCGCCAACCAGCTGGTCGCTGCCGTAAACCTCGCCGCACGCTTGGCACTGCTCCTGCTGAATGGAAATGACGCCGTTCTGAATGTTGTAGTCGACGAACGTATGGATGAACGCGTTGCCGCACGAAATCAGCCAAAAGTCGAACTCGTTCTGAATCGCGTCATACGCATGCCGCTCGTGTAGCACAGGCACGAGTGCATCCGCTGTCGCTGCGGCCGATACATTCTCCGGCCCCTGGCCATTCGGGCGCACGTTGACACCCAGCTGGATGCTGGTAAACATGGCCCGGATAGCCTGCACGGTTTCCTTGCACTTGTTCGTGACCGGACGCGGAATCCACTGCGCAATCCGCTTATCGCGCCACCCGCCGTAGCGACTCAGATACTCAATCCACTGGCGTCCCAATACATACCAGATGTTCCGCTGCCACTGGCGCTCGAACATCCAGCGGTTGTTCAGAGACTCAGTGCGTATCTCCTTCCACAGTTCGAGGAGTTCCTCGTCGGTGTATTGCGCAACTTCCGTCTGCTCATCGTCCGTCGGCTCCTCGACGCCGGCACCCGGGCGCAAGCTCTGCGTAAACGGCGAGGTGAGAAGGTTTTCCATGTCAGCCATGTGTTATTCCGTTGCCTTGTTCATTGCGTAGAGAATCTTTCCCTCTTCGTCCCACTGGATACCGAGCCGCGCCGCTTCCTCGTCGCCCACGTCTTCGAAGCTGGGGAGGCTATTCAACGGGTTGCGCTGAATCATGCTCGCACCATCCTTCTCAGGGTCGGACGGCTCATACGTTGGGGCATCTACCTTCACGCCCGTGTAGACCAAAATCAGCTTCGCTCGCTCTGCCTCGACCTGCGTCAGCCGGTGCATGAACCACGCGAGGGTTGTCTCCTGCTGCTTCAGCTGGGTGACAGCCACGTCACGCTCCGTCCGCAACAGTATTGAGTCTTCCTTATCCTTGAGATACGCCTTCAGTGAAATCCACATACGAGTCTCCCTCTTCTGTGTTAGATGGCGACGAGTTTACGACCAGAATTTACGTCGTCAACGATTCGAACTCCGGGCACAAACGTGACCGCTTCAGCCACGTGTTCCCCTTGCTGAGTAGTGACTTGCACGACACACCCAACACCTTCAATCTCCATCGCCTTCGCGCTTTTCATCCAACCTTCATTCTTGCTGAACGCTTTACACAAAAGTCGAAAGCTATCACCATTCCCAACGACCTTAATATCGGGAACATTCACCTTCGCGCCGCTCACATCAGAATTTTCAAGTGTCTTAGCCATCTTTGTCTCCCTCTCAGTATCCGAATGGGTTGTCGATATCGCCATCGCCGTTGCCGAAGAACTCGCCCAAAGGGTAGTGCTCGCTATCCTCGTTCAAGTGCTTCTCTTCTTCCCGCTTGTTGTATTCCCGCATCTGGAGAATCTGCTCGCGGCTCGCCTCATCGAGGTTATCCCAGCGATTGCGCTCCCGCTCTGGCAGCTGCGCTTCAGCTTCCGGCAATTCCGGATGCGTCATCAGTGCGTAACGAATTGCGTCGGGGAACTCGTCCTTCTGCTTGAAGACCTGTTCCTTCTTCTTCTGCTCGTCGGCGGTGACGTTGTTGGCATAGCGATACGCCTGCATCTGCGATTTGACGCCGGGGCAGGTATAGGCAAAGAACAACTTCTTGCTATACAGCCACGTCTCCACCCGCTGGATACCGACCTCGTGCTTCGCTTCCGCCGGGATGACTCCTACGTTCTTGAGCCCAAATTCCAGCCGGAGGTTTGCCTCGTTCTTGTTCGCGGACCAGCGCACGCTCGGCAACCAACCCTCGATGCCGAACTTCCGCTGAATGGGCTCAAGGTGCTGCGAGAGCGCCTTATGCCGCTCCAGATATTCCGCAATCACCACCAGCCCCTTCTCGGTGACGATAATCAGCACCGCGCCGAACGGGTGGTCGACACCGCTGTCCAGGCCAATCAAGCGCGGTCGGCTTGCGTCAATCTTCGGCCATTCAGGGATAAGCTTCTTGATGGCTTCGTCATCCTTGAGCCACTGATTTTCAATCAGCTGATAGTCATACACGAGCCCGGTGGCGTTGCGCCGCTCAGCCCGGTATTCCTGACCGAATAGTTCCGGACTCCACGTCCGCTTATGCTGCGCGAGCTTCCGCATTGCCGCCGGATTGCTCGCGAAGACGGGATTTTCCTCGCTCCACCACGT